ATGTAATCGATGAGTTACAAAATGCGTTATCGTTTAATTATTATGCAAATACTGAGGTGTATGATGACATGGCAACCAAAACTGAAGGTGGAAGGGATAGTGAGAAAATGGATAAATTGGCTAAGAGTATTAATAAAAATATTACGGATTCGTTTGTTGAAACACTTAACGACCCTGAAGTATCTAAAGATGAGGACCAGTTCTGGGGTAATCTTGTGGGTGATGAGGACAGTGACTTAATTCAGTATAACCAATTTTATAATGAATTTGCTGAGGATGTTAATTCATATGTTAATACATTAACTAATGAGGTTGAGACCTTATATGATACTCACGGATATACTGCGGTCTCTACGGTTCTTAACCCTAACGGTAAATTTTGGACTAAAACCATCGTAAGCGTTTCACCATCGGATGAGGTGGAGATTCCATTTATGGGTAGGACGACCGACGACTATAATGTATTATATACCAACCTAATGAAGAAGGTATTGGAGTATGTTGATTTTGTTGAGGATGAGGACTTTTATCATATGTCGTTAAATCCGATATATGTTAGTATTAGAAATAAAGGTTTCAATTTTAATGATAAGAGAAAGGAAGAATTACAATCGATATTATATGATTTCACAGGTAAGGTTGATGAATATTTTAAAGACTTCGGTTCGAGTTTAAATGATATCGTTGAAAAAGTAAGAGAGAGTCAAACGAAATTACAAAAATCATTGGACATCTTAAATATTATTTTAGGGAGTGAGATTGATGGTTATATTAAGGGAATCCCTAAGGAGACTACGGTTAAATATTTAAATAACTTGACGGTAAATAATGGTGACTTAGGTGGTGATGTTAAAAAGGTATTGAATAGTCTTAGTGAATATAACGAGTTTATGTTAGGGGGGTTTGAAGATAACGTTACATTTAAGGATGTGTCGGAAAACTATAATGAATCGGTGGAATTTTTCTACCTTAATATGGTTCCAAAATTCCTAATTGACGATATCTTTGACATTAACATTGAAATACTGAATAATCCGGAATATAAAGATTTTAATCAGGATTTAGTTCGTAAAATTTGTGATGAATTGGAAATTATGATTACGGATGAGATAGAGTTTGAGACGCCGTTTATGGTGTGGGATAAACTTGGACCTACGACCGTTATTTATGATTATAAAATGACTGAAACGACCGACCCGGGGAATGCAACTAAAATTGAGGACTTCTACAATGCGAATTCGAATCCTCAGAATGAGTTGTCTGACTTTTCATGGGTGAAGGTAAATACAAACCACACTAACAACTAAGAATATGCAATACTACGATAGATATAGTGATTTAAATGAAAATGGGGAACATAAGATAGTTCCTGGCATTGTTCTTACGAAAAAGAGTAGTGATATTGTCGTGAAATATAAAAGAAATGTTTCAAGATTAGATAAATTCTCTCAACAATATTATGGGACACCATTCTTTGGATGGTTGATATTACAGGCGAACCCACAAATTGGTGGGTTAGAGTGGAATATTCCTGATGGTTCGACTATAATTGTACCATTCCCTCTTATGTCAACACTTGAGGAATATAAATCTAAAGTGGACGATTATCATTACTATTATGGCAGATAACATATCAAACAAAAAAGGACAAACAATACACGTTCAAACAGAGGAGGGAAATTTAGTCGTTATCGACCCAAATAAGACTGACTCAGTTGATGGGGTAACCTCTGACAGGTATGTCTCACAAGAGGACCTTATTTATTTTGTTAATTTAGAGGCGGATGTATCCCCTCGAAGTGTTTTAGATTTAGGGGCAACAATTAACCCTAACAGGAAAACAGTAGCGTCGGGAACGGTAAATTATTTAGGACCCAATAACGGTAAGTCTATGGATACTAGATGGACTGAAGATTTTACGCAGTCAACTAGTAATAATAATGTTGACGGACCTGTCAATACTAAAACGGTTATTAATGAGTCTGACACCCCAAATTCTGTGGGTTATGAGAACTATGATTATAAATTAGATAACGTATATAATACACAACTTTTAGGGATTAAGGATGTTCAGATAAAAACGCAACCAGATAATTTAAAAACTTCAGTCATAACAATTAGGATGGTTGACATTAGAGGTAAGGCACTTTTTGAAAAGGGACCGGCATCAATATATTCGACGTTTTTTCATTTACCGTATCCGATATTTACATTAACAGTTAAAGGGTTTTATGGTGAGGCGGTAACCTATAGTCTGATTTTGTCTAATGCGGTTAAAGTACAATTTGAAACGGATGGTGATTATTATATTACGGCTACGTTTATGGCGACTAACCAAAAACTATTAAACGATATTAGATTATCAGACGCGATAGTGGCCCCATACCTATATGAAAAAAAGACAATTAGGGAAGGTAATGACGGAGCTCTAAGTGTTTGTAAAAACACTATGGGGTACGATATATTACAGACTATTTACTCGGAATATGTGAGTGATGGGTTGGTGAGTCCGATACTGGCCGAAAAGCCGATGACAATACCACACCTAATGGAGTATGTAAACCAATTGGATATAAAATTAGAAAATAATTTATTCGCGGAGAAAGACATTTCTTTTTTCTCTGAGATTACTAAATATGGTCACCTACTAAAGACCTTAAGTACTGCGGTTACGGAGTGGTTTAGGACATATACTAACGTAGGGAATCCAGTGCCAATTCTTGGTACAAACGATAGTTACGTAATTTTCAAAAAAGAATATTTAGACGGTATCGATAGGAAAGATAAAGTTGATGTATTGACAGGAGACCGTAACGACACCCTTAAAACTATTTTTGATGGGTTCAAAAAGAAATTAGGGGAAGTTAAATATTTTGGAAAGGGTCCGAATACGATAACATTAGAAAACGGAACTAAAGGTAAATCTAAATCGGGGGATGAAATAAGTTTTAACCCGCCAAATCTTTCTAATTTAATTTTCAACGATTTCTATTTTGGTAATGAGAAGAAACGACAAATGCAGATTTATCAATTTGAGGGTAAAGTGGAGAAATTACTTGAAGAGTATAATTCAGAATTTAGTAGTATAAAAGATAAGGTACAGTCGATTTTAGAGAAAACACAGGAAGAGACGTTAGGGTTTAAACCGACATTAAAGAATGTGATGGGAATTATTTTAGCAAACACGGAATGTTTTTTAAGGGTAATGGATGAGACTCATAGGTTAGCGTATAGTCAGAGGACTGATAAGTCGAGAATTAATACGGTTAAGTCAATACCTGAAAACCCTGATAATGTAAACGATAATGTATATCCATTCCCGACAGTATATGGGAAAAACAAAAAGGGGGTTACCGAACAAGTATACCCAGGGGACCCTAAGATTAAGCATCTTACTAAAGGTGCTGACTTGACGGTTTGGCCTGAGGTTAAATTAGTCAATGAATACTTAGAGGTCTTGTTGGAGATTAACGATAATTCTGCAGGTGAATTATGTACCTCGGCGATTGAGGAGTTGGTAGGTACCAACTTAAAGGAAGATAAAAACATAAACATTTTCTCATCTGATGTAACACTTAATGATTCGATTTATTCGGATGCTGAGTTTACTAAGATAACGTATGGGATTTATAATAGAATAATATATTCAGTATTTGGGACTGGGTTTTCAATAGATACGATTAAGTCGTTAGCTAAGGAAGACGCTAAGAACGTAACGAAAATAATAAATAGGTTGAATAGTGGTCGAAAATTATTCACTAATGAGACGACTTTCTTTAGTCAGTTATTTAATGAAAATTTCTTACAAAAGGATACCTCACTTATTGAGGAAGCGAAGGAAAATAGATTGACTAAGTCATCAGAAAAAACTTTGGAGGACGAGAACTCGTTTAGAGTTATAAGTGATGGGGGTTCGGGTAAATCAATCGAAGACGGAGATAAGGTTTTCAAAAAAGAATTTAAAAGTTACGTTACGAACGGATTTGAACCATACCCTTTCACTGATAGTGATTGGGTTAGTAATAATTTGGAGTATGGTAACAATGTTTTTAATAGGTCTAAGAGTTACGAGTTTAATACTGACTATAATTATCCAACATCTACGGGTGGTGAAGATGAGATTAGTTTAATAACTTACTACGACCCATTACTAACCCCAGGGTTTGTTACTACGGATAACTTAATCGCGAGAGCGTATTGGTTATTACAAACACAAAAAACGAAATCACTATTGGATGTTTATTCTGATGAAGGAGTTAAAGAAAATTACTTTGCGAGGTTTTTAGGTGGGGATATTAAGGAAATTTCGAAACTACAAATGTTAAAGTGGGGTTCGGCGTGGTATAGGTATACTCAGAATAAAATTGATGGGGTGGACATTATGAGTGAGATATGGAAAGATTTAGATATCTCACAATACAACGGTCTTGGTCTATCGATTAGTGGGGATGACAATACATTTGTGTTTGATAAAAACGCGAATCGTTTCGATGTTGGATTCTACCCGGAACTTAACGCTAAGATTTTAAGTGGTCTGTTAGGTGAGGAAATTGAAGTGTCTGACTTACAGGGGTTAATTGATAGTGGGTCCCTTATTATTAAAAAGGGTGCTCCGATTAAGATAATTCCTGACGTGATTGACGATACTACCGTTTTTAGATATATCTCTCCGTGGAAATCATATTTCACTGGAAGGGACGATAACGGGGATTTCATGTATGTTAATTTACCCTCATTTGTTGAGCACTTAACGGATAAAATTGATACGATTAAAGAGGATGAGGTCCACTTGATTATCAACGCATCGATTAATCAGTCGTGGGATGATAGTATTAATGTTGTTAGGATGAGTAGTCTTGAATGGAACAACCCTTCGATGATACCGTCATCGGATAAGTTCATATTTGATAAGGATGGGGAATTTACGGGTGAATCTATTGAGTCACTAAGTTCGTTATTTAGTTATCAATCATTGGAGAAATTTAAAGATATGTTTTTAGACTTTTCTAGGTCTAAGGATGAAATTGTGGTGGGGGAAATAGTTGCGGAGGACCTATACGGGAACCTAATAAGTGTTGAAAATGTAGGGTACTCAAGTGATAACGGAGAAAGTATAAAGGATATTGGTTTAGATGTAACTGAAATGGTTTCGTTTGATAAGTCAATTAATGTTGAGTATTCGATTATATCGTCATTAACTAATACTAATATTAGTAGTGGAATAAAGACAGACCCATATGTGGGGATAGATTATACCCTGTTTGATGTGATTAACGGACCACTTTCCAACGGTAGTGTTAACATTAAAAGAAGGTTTTTCTTCGAGTTAATGGATATAGACGCTAGTGAGGATAACATGATAAAATACAAGGGTATCGTGTCGGTTTTTGCTCAGTGGGTAAAAGATTTAGATGTATCGACAATCGACGGAGATACGTTCAAGTCGTACCTAACCAGTACCGTAATGTTAGGTGTTGTGGATAAGTTAGATACCTATACCGAAACTATGTTTACATACCTTAAGGGTAGTGTTGTGATTGATGGGGAGACTGAGGAAATAGCAAAAACAAATAAGTCCTTAGGGGATAATTATGACGTACATAATTCTATCTATAGGTCATTGAAAAATATAAACGACGCTTGGATTGGTGGTCGTATGAGTTGGAAGAAAACTAACTTAGCGAAATTATTCAAATATCTTAATTATCATAACGAACCGATAGGAGATGATTTTATAATGGACGTCAGGATAATCAAAGACCATTTTGAGTCAATGAAAAAGGGTAAGAGTATCGGTAGTTTCATTTCTATGTTACTGAAAGGTAATTCACTATCGGAACCGATTTCTATGGGGGCTAGTACGAATTACTTTGGTAATTTAGTGAGTAGTGACGATAAGATTAAAGACGCGGGTAAAGTAGCTGAGAGTATCTTTGGTGTTCACACTAAAGTTAAGTCCAACTCACTACCTGGGTTCGTAGTTTATTTTAGGTCACACTCTTCTGAGTATCTAAAGATTAAGAAGTCCAATTTTGGGTATCGTGATGATGGTGTGGATTTAGCGTCAGGTAAGAAAAATGCATTATCAAGTCAGGTACTGACGAAGAAGAGGATTACTGAGGGTAATCGAGGTATTAGTTTCAACGTCGACTTTGGGGTTCAAAATCAAAATATGTTTACCGATTTTTCGATACAATCACATGATGGTGCGAAGTCGGGTGAGGAGTTAATCGTGGTTGAAAATTTAGCAAACCAAAATAATGGGGCGTCTACGACTACTATCGCAACTAACTTAATGGAGTTGATGAAGACTAGGGTTTACTCGTGTACCATTAAATCTATGGGTAATGTAATGATACAACCTTTTATGTATTTTAATTTGAGATTCATACCGATTTACTCTGGGTCTTATATTATATTGTCAGTTGAACATTCAATGTCTCCGGACACTGGTATGGTAACGACTTTTACAGGGGTTAGAATATCGGAGGTTGGATTAGGTAGTCTTAATAACGCGATGGTTAAGGCTAATGTGTCCTTATTAGAAAGTTTAATTAAGAAGTTAAATAATAAGGTACAAACCCTTAAATCCGCTAAGGACCTACCACAATACTCTGGTGATACGAACGAACAAGGAGGGGTTAACGAGGCGATTACTAAACAAGGTAATTGTAAACTATCGAGTCGATGGAAAGAACTTGAGTTATACCAAATTAAGAACACGTCGACGACTAAGTCAAATAAAGAAATGGTTGACTATTCGATATTAGCGGTCCAAGGGTTAGATTTAACTAATGAGGGAAAAGAAAACTTAGCGAGATACGTATTCTCTGTTGTTAAAAGAGAGCAGGGTAGGGGTAACGGAGCTAGATTCTATCATGATAATCCATTTGGTTATCACGTAGATAATGGGAGTACACAAGCATTTAAGAAAAATGTTAAGGGGTATTTTTGTCCTATGGTTAGTGATGGGTATAAAAGGGCTACGGCGTTATTCCACAACCCAAATACGGAGAGTGTTGATATTGGAATCCCGAGAGCATTAAACTCTTTTGCGATTGATATGAAATCTAGAGGTGAGAACTTTTTTAATGACAGTTCATTTTGGGATACTGACAATGCTGGTTCCGAGACATACTTAGCGTCTTTATGGGCGTTCAGATGGAACACGTCATACAAAGCAATTAAAAGTGGGGGTCGTAAAGGGGTGTTAATCACCGACTTCACAAATGGAGAGGTTAAATACAAGGGAGGTAAAACTAAAAAGTACCAAAGTAGTATAAAAAGTTTTAAATCGTTCATGGGAATCTTTAATAGATTAAAATAACTAACATTTCATTGTTAGACTATATTTATATGTAAACCAAGTTATGGAAAATAATAAATTACAAAACGCGTTAAATCAGTTTTTAGGTAAGAATGTTGTCGTAGAAGACAAAGGGGAATACCAAGAAGTATGTGACCTACAAACTGGTGATTGTTATACGATAAGGACTAAAGACGGTCTAATCGAAAGATTAGATAAGAAGTTCGTAACGGAAGACGGAAGAACATTATTAAGAGGTTAAACCTTATTCTTATGAAAAAAACAGAAAAAACACTTTTAAAGGAAGAATTATCTAGATTCTTATCTATTGGAAAATATGTGGTAAACTTAAAGGAACAGGAAGAAGAGGATTTTGAATCTGATGAACCTGCGATTGACGGTGGTGAGGAATTAGATATGGACGAACCAGTTATCGATGATATGGAGAGTACTGATGAATTGTCGGTTGATGGTATGGAAAGTGCTATTGAAGGTGGTGAGGAATTAGATATGGAAGAAGCTCCGTCTGAAGATACTGAAGAGGTTGATGTAACTGATTTGGTAAATGGTCAAAAAGAATTGGAGGGTAAATTTAAAGATACTGAGGATAAAATCGGACAGTCAATGGAAAAAGTTGATACGGTTTTTACTAAGTTAGATGATTTAGAGACTAAGATAGGTGAGTTGGATAAGTTATATGGGGCGATTGACACATTAGGTCAAAAGATAGACCAGTCTAAACCAAAAACACCGGAAGAGAAATTAGAATTACGTTCTTTAGATTCTTATCCATTTAATCAAAAATTGACGGATTTCTTTGATGAGAAAGAGGTTGAAATGGAGGCGACAGGGAAAAATGAATATATATTAACTACTGACGATGTTTCAAATATGTCGGATAAAGAAATTAAGGATTCTTTTGTGGTTAACAAAGATACGGATGGAGAATAATATGAAAAAAATTAGACTAACGGAAAAAGATTTGCAGTTGATGGTTGAAACGGCTATCAAACAACAGAAAAGTAAGTTATCTAAGTATGAGTCTGTTGATGATATTGCGGATTGGTCTAGAACCATATCGATAGTATCTGGAGACGATTTTAAATACTTAAATTCGAGTAGGTTTAGAGTTGCGTCCGACAGTGATAATGAGTACTTAGCTCATTGGGACCACAAATTACAGAAAGGATTTTTTGATGAGATGAGTTTAATCCCTACGGATGTATTAGACTCGTTAGGTATTGTTTCGGATGATAAGGACTATGAATATATTTCAGGTCTTAATGACGTCCAACTTTCAGAAGGAGAGGGTGGAGATACCAAGAATAGTAAGATACCTTTATGTGTTAGAGGTAAAGCAGCTGCTAAGGCGAAATTTGATACTTACCCGTCGTCATACTCTAATGGATTTGCGGTACAAGTTTGTTCAGGAAAATCTAAGGGATTGGATGGAGTGAAGAAATGTTCGGGTAGATTCTGTAAAGGGAAGAAATAAAACAAAAGACTTTATTAACTATATAAAAAGGATTATCATTTGGTAAACCTTTTTTTTATGTCATTTTATTACCGTTACGGACAACTTGAAACCACCCACCCATGGGATAGACCGACGTGGGAAAAATTCTACCAATGGTGGGATGAAATGAAGACGATGGACGGTCTTGAGGATTATGAGTTATATGTTGTTGGTGGTATGTTACATGACCCTGAGACTACGTGGGATGTTGACGTATTAATAACTGGTAGACCTAAAGACTTAGATGTCTTAGGGGAAATCATCACTAGAGGTCGAGACTTAGCGATTAATAAGTATCACATATTTGTTGATTTATTTTGGTACTCTAGTATTGAATTTTGTTATGAGGAGGTGATTGAGGAGAACGTTAAGTTCTACATAAGAGGTACGATATGTGGGGATGAAGTGAAAATGAGGGACGGAGTTATCCTCATTGAGGATATTATCGGTGTCGATAAAAAAATGGAGGGAAATCTTAAATTCCCTGTGGATTTCCAAGTCGGAGTACAACCAAACGAAAAACAAATACATAAGGGGTTGAACCGTAATTGGCAACCACCAATTCTACTGAAAAGAGAATAAAACTCAAAATATTTTAGTTGACTTTCAATGAATTTTGATTACCTTTGTATAGGGTTAAATAACCAAACAAGGGAAACAAGGTTCAATAACCGAACAATAATTTAATAACTAAAAACAGTAAAAATGTCAAACATTCTAGACGCAGTATTGCAACAGTATGAGTCGAATAAAATCGACACATCGTCTTCATCGGGTAAGATGTCACAAGACGAAAGATTAAAAAAGTATTTCACCACTATCTTACAAAATGGTGAGAGAGAAGGTCAGAAACGTATTCGTATTCTACCTACAAATGACGGAACTTCACCATTCAAAGAAGTATGGTTCCACGAAGTTCAAGTCGGAGGACGTTGGATGAAAATCTACGACCCGGGAAAAAACAAAGGAGAACGTTCACCTCTTAATGAGGTTAACGAGGCGTTGATGATGACAGGTACAGAGCAAGATAAGGTTTTGGCTCGTCAATATAAACCAAAAAAATTCTATATCGTTAAGGTTATCGACCAAGATAAAATTGCGGATGGGGTTAAGTTTTGGAGATTCAAACACAACTATAAAGGTGATGGTATTTTAGATAAAATCATTCCAATTTGGAAGAATAAAGGTGATGTTACGGACGCTGAGAAGGGACGTGATTTAATTTTATCATTATCGTTGGTGAAAGCACCAAACGGAAAAGAATATACTAACGTATCGTCTATCATGTATGATGACCCTACACCGATATCTGAGGATACGGACACAATGGAGACATTCTTAAAGGATGAGATGACATGGGAAAACGTTTACTCTAAAAAACCTGAAGAATATTTAGACGCTATTGCTCAAGGGCATGAACCACGTTGGAGTTCTGAGGTTGGTAAATATGTTTACGGTGATGGTTCACAAACTATCGAAATTTCAGGGGGAACGTCTACGACTAAAGCCGTTGAAATTGCTCCAATCGCGGCGACTATTGTTGACACACAGGCGGGTGCAGCAGTGAATGAGGACTTACCGTTCTAATAAAAACAATATGATGGTAACGACACAAATGTCGTTACCATCTTTTATATAACAAAACATGGCAATTAAGAAAAAAGACTTTAACACTATTAAGGCTAAGTTTTCTAAACAAGCTAAATTCAAGGCAGATAAATTCTACGATTTGGGTAAGGCGTTTTTAGATGCTACGGGTTTACCGGGACCGGCGATGGGACATATTAATATGTTCTTAGGACATTCGGATACGGGTAAAACCACGGCGTTAGTAAAAAGTGCGGTAGACGCACAAAAGAAGGGGATATTACCAGTATTCATTATTACCGAACAGAAATGGGATTTTCCACACGCGAGATTGATGGGGTTAGAAGTTGAAGAGGTGGTCGATGAAGAAACGGGTGAGATTGAATTTGACGGGTTTTTCCTATTCAATAATCACTTTGAATATATTGAACAAATCACTGACTATATAAACGAATTGTTGGACGCACAGGAAAAAGGTGAATTGGACTATGATTTATTATTTCTATGGGATTCCGTGGGGTCCATACCGTGTAAGATGACGTGGGATGGTAAAGGAGGTAAACAACATAACGCCTCGACATTGGCTGATAAGATAGGTATGGGTATTAATCAAAGGATTTCAGGTTCTAGACGAACAGACAAACCACATACCAACACACTATTAGTGGTAAATCAACCGTGGGTTGAGTTACCTGATAACCCATTTGGACAACCTAAGATTAAGGCTAAGGGTGGGGAATCACTGTGGTTAAATTCAACATTAGTATTCTTATTTGGTAATCAAAAGAACGCGGGAATAACAAAGATTTCAGCGGTTAAGAATAAAAGGAAGATTAAATTCGCTACGAGAACTAAGGTATCTATAATGAAAAATCACGTAAACGGATTAGGTTACGAAGATGGTAAGATTATGGTCACACCTCATGGGTTCTTAGCGGGTAAAGATGCTGCAGAGGAAAAGAAATCGGTTGAAAAATACAAAGAAGAGAATTCAGAATTTTGGAAAACACAATTAGGTGTTGACGGAGATTTCGGGTTTGATTTTTAGTAACAAACAAAAAAAGAAGTTGAACGTATATAGTGAGAATACATGAAAAATACATTAATTGTCGATGGAGACAATTTATTTAGAATTGGATTTTACGGAGTTAAGAACTTTTACTCAAAAGGACAACACGTAGGTGCTATATATCACTTTTTAAATACACTTAAGAGACATCTTCAGACCTATAACTACAACAAGATTGTTGTGTTTTGGGATGGGTCTGAAAATTCCTCTTTCAGAAGGAAACTATTTCTTCACTACAAAGATAATCGTAATTCAAGAAATTTAACGGAAGAACAACAAGAATCATTCACGACGCAAAGGAATCGGGTTAAACAATACTTAGAAGAGTTATTTGTTAGGCACGCGGAGTTCCAACTATGTGAGGCTGATGATGCGGTTGCATTCTATTGTCAAAATTCGGAAGGAGAAAAGAAGGTAATATTCTCTTCGGATAAAGACTTAACCCAACTTATAAGTAATGAGGTGAGTATCTATTCGCCAAGTAATTCCTATATGTATGAGAAGGGAGATAAAATCGTTTTAAATAAAATTGATTTCCCATCATATAATGTTGCTCTCACTAAAATCTTCGTCGGAGATAAGAGTGATAATATCGACGGGATACATTATTTAGGTGAAAAAACCTTTGTAACTTTATTTCCTGAGGTTTTGGAGAGAGAGTTAACGGTTGAGGAGATTATGGAAATGGCGGAAACCAAATTTAAGGAGGATAATAAGAATCGATTATTAGCTAACATATTAACGGGGAAGACTAAGAGAGGTGTATTTGGAGAAGAATTTACAGTAATAAATAAACAAATCGTGGATTTGGCCGTACCTTTGTTGACTGATGATGCAAAAAATGATATCATTGAGTTAATAGAACAACCTATGGACCCGAGTGGTCGTGGGTGGCAAAATCTAATTAAAATGATGCATGAAGATGGGTTATTTCAATTTTTACCAAGAAAAGATGACGGATGGACGGAGTTCTTCACTCCATTTCTGAAGTTAGCGAGAAACGAAAAACAAAAATTTAGTAATACAAACAAAAGAAGAAGAAAATGAAACAAACAAAAGACGACAATTCAACAAAGTTTGAATTCCTACTGAGATTAAATGATAATATTGTATGTCAAAGGTATTTTAATGTGAAGGGTCACAACCCTAAAATGATTAAATCTTTGGATTTACATGAAGAATTGGCTAGCGTTGTTGGGGAAATCCAACTCCAATTAATTGAGAAAACTCATAATTATATGTCAGAAAATGTCTCACAATATTATAGTGGACGTGAAGATGAGGGTGAGATTGGGAATACGGATTTTTTCACTATTACGATACTTAAAGACGAAAAAACTTTAATTACTCGTTATTTTGAAGCTCACATCTACCCACCTAAGGTTAGATTTACGGTGGACATTAGACCGTCGTTGAGAAGAATTTTAAAAGGATTCACTGACGTATTGTCAGGTAGAAATCCTACTACAAACTACTTAACTCAAGCTCTTTAATAGTATTTATTTCTTACAGGCAAGTAAAACAAAAACATAATTATGAAGGATAAAAATTTCGGGTACCTAGGACATACATTCCAGATATCATTGTTGAATCTCTTAGTTGAAGATAAGAGATTTGCGACGACAATTATCGATGTAGTTGACCCAAGGTACTTTGATAATCAGTATTTTAAGTTAGTTGCTCAGATGATTAAAGAGTACCATAAAAAGTACGAAACATCCCCATCATATGAGGCTTTAGAACAAATAGCTAGATTAGAGGTAACACAGGAAATGGCTCAAAGAAATATCATGGATATGATAATTCAGATTAAGTCACATGAGGTATTAGATACTCTATTCACACAAGAAAAGGCTACTAAGTTCTGTAAGCAACAAGAGTTGGGTAAGGCAATGGTCAAGGTTAAAGAAATCATGGATAAAGGTGATTTTGAAAACTACGAGAAGGCGGAACAATACATTAGAGAGGCGTTACAGGTAGGTGAAAAGGATTTAGGGACACAGGATGTTTTTGACCATTTGGCTACCGTATTAGAAGATGACTACCGTCACCCAATTCCAATGGGGATTGACGGAATCGATAACTTACTGAATGGTGGGTTAGCGAAGGGAGAGTTAGGGGTAATACTAGCACCTACAGGTGTTGGTAAGACAACGGTACTAACTAAAATTGCGAATACCGCATATAATTTAGGGTATAATGTTCTTCAGATATTTTTCGAAGATAATCCTAAAATTATACAACGTAAACATTTCACGCTTTGGACTGGGATTGCTCCTAGGGATTTGTCAGAACAAAGAGATGTTGTATTTGACAAAGTGAATGAGATTAAGGCTCAGAACAAAGGAAGGTTAATTTTAAAGAAACTTCCGTCGGATACGTTAACAATCCACCAAATTAAAAACCAGGTCCGAAAGATAATTGCAGAGGGAACAAAAATCGATTTGATTGTGTTTGACTACATTGATTGTGTCGCACCTGAGAAATCATTTAGTGGTGACGAATGGAAAAGTGAAGGGTCGGTGATGAGACAATTCGAGGCTATGTGTTACGAATTTGATATTGCTGCGTGGACTGCGACTCAAGGTAACCGAGCGTCTATTTCGTCTGAAGTGGTAACTATTGACCAAATGGGTGGTTCTATTAAGAAAGCACAAATTGGTCACGTAATCATATCGATAGCGAAGTCATTACAACAAAAAGAATTGGGATTAGCTACCATCGCAATTACCAAAAGTAGATTAGGACAGGATGGTATTGTCTTTGAGAATTGTAAGTTCGATAATGAATTAATCGATATCAGTACTGAACAGACGAATACGTTCTTAGGGTTCGAAGAAAACAAAGAAGAAAAACGTAGGGATAGAGTAATCCAAGCGTTAGAACGAAGAAAACAAACATTAGATAATAAAGTATAAAAAACATTAAAATTATTATGGAGAACAACATAGAGCCAATATTAGAGGAGAATAAAAGTCGTTTCGTACTATTTCCGATAGAGCATCACGACATATGGGATTGGTATAAAAATGCGGAGTCGTCGTTTTGGACGGCAGAGGAGATAGATTTATCTGCGGACCTGAATGACTGGGACGGGTTAAATGATGGGGAACAACATTTTGTTAAAAATGTATTGGCGTTTTTCGCCGCGTCGGATGGGATTGTAAATGAAAATTTAGCGGAGAACTTCGTTAGTGAGGTACAATATACTGAGGCGAAATTCTTTTACGGATTTCAAATTATGATGGAGAATATCCATTCAGAGACATACTCATTGTTAATCGATACGTATATCAAAGACAAAGAAGAGCAAAACAAACTATTCAATGCTATTGATACGATACCGGCGGTTAAGAAAAAGGCCGAATGGGCACTTAAATGGATTGAATCTCCGTCATTCGCGGAGAGATTAGTTGCGTTTGCTGCGGTAGAAGGGATTTTCTTTTCAGGGTCATTTTGTTCGATTTTTTGGTTAAAGAAGAGAGGATTGATGCCAGGTTTAAGTTTCTCGAATGAACTTATTTCTCGTGATGAGGCATTACATTGTGATTTTGCGGTTCACCTACATAACGAACATTTAATTAACAAAGTTCCGACTGAGAGAATTAGAGAGATTTTACTTTCAGCGTTAGAGATAGAAAAAGAATTCATTTTAGAGTCGTTACCCGTATCGTTAATCGGTATGAACTCAGACTTAATGAGACAATATTTAGAGTACGTAACGGACGGTCTGTTAGTATCATTAAAATGTGGAAAAGAATTTGGGGTGGAAAACCCATTTGATTTTATGCAGAACATCGCATTACAGAATAAGACTAATTTCTTTGAGAAGAGAGTGGCGGAATATTCTAAGAGTGGTGTTGGAGATAAAGAAAGTAGTTCATTGGTAGACCCATTTGCGTTTGACGGGGATTTTTAAAAAAAGATATGAGTAATATGAAAGTAATAAAGAGAGATGGTTCTACGGACACAGTTCGTTTAGATAAAATCACACTAAGAATAAAAAAACAAACATATGGGTTAAATATGGATTATGTTGATTACAACGCAGTAGCGATTAAAGTAATCACGGGTCTATATGACGGGGTAACTACGGATGAGTTAGACAACTTAGCCTCAGAGACTGCGGCTTCGATGACTACCATTCACCCTGACTATTCAATATTGGCGGCTCGTTTATCGATAACGGCATTGTATAAGAACATTGATAAAAATTTTACGTCGGTCGCGAAAACATTATATACGTATGTGGAACCTAAGACAGGTTTACAGGCGGGTATGATTTCAGATGGGACGTATTCGGTAATTGAAAAACATGGTGATGAACTGAACAAGATGATTGTTCACGACCGTGACTTTAATTTTGATTATTTCGGGTTTAAAACTTTAGAGAAGTCTTACCTATTAAAAGTTAACGGTAACGTTGCTGAGACACCACAACACCTATATATGAGAGTTGCGGTGGGTATATGGGGTGATAATTTAGTTGAGGTTGAAAGAACGTATAATATGTTATCAACGGGAGTTATGACACACGCAACCCCAACACTATTTAATGCTGGTACTAAAAGACCTCAATTATCGTCATGTTTCCTGTTGGATGTTGACGAAGATTCTATTAGAGGAATTTATAAAACATTGGCTGACTGTGCTGCGATTTCACAATCTGCTGGTGGTATAGGAATTAACATTCATAAGATACGAGCTAAAGGGGCGTACATAAAGGGTACTAACGGTACGTCTAATGGTATTGTTCCAATGTTAAAAGTCTTTAACGAGACTGCACGTTATGTGGACCAAGGTGGTGGTAAGAGAAAAGGGTCGATTGCGGTTTATATTGAACCATGGCATGCCGACATCTTTGACTTCTTAGAGTTAAGAAAGAATCACGGTAAAGAAGAGATGAGAGCGAGGGATTTATTCTTAGCAATGTGGACTGCGGATTTATTTATGAAGAGAGTTTCGGAAAATGGTAAGTGGACACTCTTCTCGCCTGACGAAGTTCCCGGATTGATAGACGCATATGACGACGGTGAAGATAAGAAATTCACCCTTTTATATGAGCAATATGAGTCGGAAGGTAAAGGTAGAACGATAATGGCCCGAGAGTTATGGGCTAAGATAATAGAGTCTCAGATTGAGACAGGAACGCCTTATATGTTATATAAGGACGCCGCGAATGCTAAGTCAAACCAAAAGAACTTGGGAACTATCAAGTCGTCAAACTTATGTACTGAAATATTGGAATATACCGATAAAGATGAAACTGCGGTTTGTAATTTAGCCTCGATAGCACTACCAAAAATGGTTGAAATACCTACGGGTAAGGTTCGTTCACAAAACAAAGAGTTAAGAACGTTTGATTTTGATATGTTATATGAGGTTGCGTATAGGACCACTATTAACCTTAACCAAGTGATTGATATTAATTATTACCCAACACCTGAGACTAAGAAGTCTAACTTTAGACACCGTCCAATAGGTATAGGTATTCAAGGGTTAGCTGACGTATTTGCAATGTTAGGGTTACCGTTCGAATCTGAGGGGGCGAGTCAACTAAATAAAGAAATATTTGAAACAATATACTTTGCTGGTGTGGTAGCATCCAATGATATGGCAAAAAAACACGGACATTACGAGACCTTTAGAGGTTCTCCGATGTCTGAAGGTAAATTTCAGTTTGATATGTGGGGTGTTTCGGCAGACCAACTATCAGGACGATGGGATTGGGAAACACTAAGAGGTGAAGTAGTGGAACACGGGGTTAGAAACTCATTATTATTAGCCCCAATGCCGACGGCATCTACTGCTCAGATATTGGGTAATAACGAATGTTTTGAACCATTTACCGCTAATATATATAAGAGAAATACTTTGTCTGGTGAGTTTGTAATAATTAATAAGCACTTAATCCAAGATTTAGTTGCTTTGGGTGTGTGGAATGAAAATGTTAGATTACAGATGTTTGCGGGTAACGGTTCGGTACAACACATTAATGAAATACCTCAAGAGGTTAAGGATAGATATAAGACGGTATGGGAATTATCCCAAAGAGGACTTATTGATATGGCGGCTGATAGGGGGATATTTATTGACCAATCACAATCAATGAATTTATTTATGGAGGATGTAAACGCGGCTAAGTTGACTGCGGCTCATATGCATGGATGGAAAAAGGGATTAAAGACGGGTATGTATTACCTTAGAACAAGGCCAAAAACAGAAGCACTTAAAGGGTTAGGTATCGATATGACTAAAATCAAAGAGATTCCAAAGGAAGAGGTAAAGATTGTGTCGGCACTGCCGGAGCAAATTACGATTAAAACTGATGAACAATTATTAAAGGATATGGTGTGTTCACTGGATAATCCTGATGATTGTGAGGCTTGTGGGTCATAAAATGATAATAATATAATGTAAGGGGATGTGAAAACATTCCCTTTTTTTATTAAAACTATTTAAAAACCTAAAAAAAGAGTTAGTTTAATATTTATATAGAAACAGTAAATAATGGCAGACGCATTTAATTTTGGGATTAACTTTCCATTTACCGAATCTAAGGACGGAAAGTACTTAGACCTTACCTCGACTAGTGGTGATGAAGTTAGAGCGTCATTAATACATTTATTATTGACACGAAAAGGTAGTAGGTATTATTTACCATCGTTTGGAACAAAATTATATGAGTATCTTTTTGAGCCAATGGACCAATCGACATTTACTAAAATGCAGACTGAGGTTACTGAGTCGGTTAGGGAATTCTTACCGAACGTAACTATAAATAAAATAGAGGTAACTCCGTACTTAGATACTGAGGAATCGCCTGGGGAATATGTTACTGGGTTGGACGAAAGACTTTATAGGTCGGCTGCCGATGGTACGGAAGAGTATACAGTAAAACTAAGGATTGACTATTCAAGTAATTATGGTCAGTTCAAACAAAGGGATTATGTTATAATTAATTTATAAAATGGCAGAAAGAATATCATACACAGAAAGAGACTTTTTAGGGTTAAGAAATGAGTTAGTTAACTTAACTAAAGAGTATTATCCTGATTTAATTCAGAACTATAACGATGCGTCTTTATACTCAGTATTTTTAGACATGAATGCCGCTATCGGGGATAACTTACATTATCATATTGATAGAACGATGCAGGAGACGGTATTGGATTTTGCTCAGCAAAAACAGTCGATATATAATATTGCCAGAACGTATGGTTTAAAATTACCTGGAAAGAGACCATCGGTTTCTTTAGTTGATTTTACTATTACGGTACCGGTTTCGGGGGATAAGGAAGATGCTAGGTATTTGGGGTTACTTTCACGAGGAGCTCAAATAACGGGTGGTGGTGAGATATTTGAAACTGTTTACGATATTGATTTCTCTTCTCCATATGACCTTAAGGGTAATCCAAATAGAACTAAAATTCCGATTATAGATGCGAGTGGTAATATCACGGCATACAATATGACGAAAAGAGAGGTTGTTGTTAATGGAGTTACTAAGGTTTTTAAAAAAGTTATTAGACCAACGGATGTTAAACCATTCGCGAAGATATATTTACCTGACAATGATGTTTTGGGTATTGTTGGGGTAATTGAAAAACAAGGGACTACGTTCACTGCGATTCCATCGGATTCTGACTTCTTATCGTCAAAGACTAAGTGGGAGGAAGTTAAGAGTTTATCTCAGGACAGAGTTTTTGTACCTGACTATACATCACCTTCAGACCAACCAGGTTTAGTTAGGGGAAAATATAAGACTGTTAATCGAAGATTCATTAATGAGTTCACACCTGAAGGGTTTTCATTTTTAACCTTTGGTGGTGGTAATACATCCGCTCAGGACCAATTTGACACATTTGTTGATTTAGATGGCAATTATGACCTATTGGATTTCACGAATAACCTATCATTAGGTAGGTCACTTAAACCAAACACGACACTTTTCATTAAGTATCGAATAGGTGGTGGTATCACATCGAATGTTGGTGTTGGATTATTGTCAGGGTTAGGTGATTATGACTTAACGATGACGGGACCGTCACAAACAGTAAATACGAAAGTAATTAACTCTCTAAGAGGTGCGAATGTAACTGCCGCTATTGGTGGTGCCGACAAACCTTCGTTGGAAGAAGTTAGAAATATGGTAGCGTTTAACTTTGCGGCTCAAGAGAGAGCGGTAACACTTAATGATTACCGAATATTAATTAAGACCATGCCAGCAAAATACGGGGCACCTTCAAAGGTTACCGTATATGAGGAGGACAATAAGATACGTATTAACCTACTTTCTTATGATTCTAATGGTAACTTAACCTCTAAGGTCTCAAATGTCCTTAGACAGAACATTGCTGAATACCTTTCGGAATTTAGAATGATAAATGATTATATCGAAACTGAGGTTGCAGAAATCATCGACTTAGGTATTGAAATTGATGTTATATTGGATAAGAAAGTAAATCAAACGGAAATCATCTCTAAGATAATCACGGAGGTTACTGACTTTATGGATATTGATGGGAGAGACTTAGGTGAGCATTTATTTGCAGGTGAACTAAGACAATTAATTAATTCACAATCGGGAGTTGTTAACATTACGGATTTACGTATGGTTAATAAGACTAGTGAGGGATATTCGGATAGTAAAACGGCACAATCATATGTGGATGAAGATACTCAACAGATTAGGTTATCGGACGAGACTCTATATATGAGAAGTAACCAAATTTATCAAATCAGATTCCCTAAGAAGGATATTGTAGTTAGAGTTAAAACACTTTCAGCTCCAATCGTTGGATAATCTTTACTAAGTACGTAGATTTACTATTTTTCTAAAGAGAAAATACGCCAAACAGTATTTATTTAAAAGAAGAATTATGTCAAAATCAATTAGAATACGAACGGAACCCGGTGTCGATACAAACATAAAGGTTAATATCGAGCAGGATTTCGATACTTTAGACATTTTATCTCTTAAGATGACTCAGACTGAAGCCTACACTAGTTTATGTGCGGATTTCGGAGTGGTTGTGGGTAGAGTTTTTACCAACGGAGGGTATGGTATCCCAAATGCAAGAGTTTCTATTTTTGTACCAATTGAGGACTTAGACGAGGACAATCCAGTTATTAATGAGATTTATCCTTATAAGACAATATCGTCTCGTAATGAGGAAGGATATCGATATAACCTACTACCAAAAACAAAACAACATTCAGGGCACACACCAACAGGTACTTTCCCCTCTAAATTAGAGGTTCTTACGGAAGACCGTGTATTGGAAGTGTATGAAAAATATTACAAATATAGTGCGAAGACTAATGACTCAGGTGACTTTATGTTATTTGGGGTTCCATTAGGTTCCCACACATTACATTACGACTTAGATTTATCTGATATTGGTTCGCAATCTTTAGTTCCTTACGATTTCGTATATGAAGGGGTGTCTCCTGAAAAATTCGAAAATGCGTATACGTTTATGTCGTCCGATAATTTAGATGGATTACCACAGGTGGTATCTACACAAAAAACTATTAATGTTGAGCCTTTTTGGGGTAACCCAGAATTGTGTCAAATAGGTATTACTCGTTCAGATTTCGATTTGAAGGAGAGAGGAGTGAGGATTGACCCATACTCGATAATGATGGGTGGAACGTTTACCGATTCAGGTAAAGACGCGATTACCGTTCGATGTAATGTCGATAATCAAATGGGAGAGAAATGTAGGTTGACGACATTTAAGGGGGATATTGAGAGTATTCGATTTTCAGGTGAATATGAAACTAATGATGAAGGTAAGGTTGACCTGTCTAGACCAATTTTAGAGTCGTTAAAAATTGACTCCCAAATTGACGAGAATGGGGTATTCTTTTATAGAGTACCGATGAACCTAAAATACATCACTACCGACGAATTTGGGTATATCGTGGAGTCTAAAGACCCCGATATTGGAATACCAACACAAGGGAATTATAGGTTTAGGTTTAGTCTTAACGAGGACACTGGAGCTAAAAACTCCTTTACTGGTAAATATTTGGTACCGAATGTTAGGGAGTACCACATTAATGACGGGGAGTTTTTTGGTAATTATAATACTATAGACTCTAAATCATATGCGTTCTCAACGGTATTGGACGATTATCCAACGCAGGCACATTCGGAAATATCGGGGACTAGTCAAAGTGCATTGAACAATGGACAGGCTGGGGTACCTCAGGACTATTTTTATCAGTTTAGGTATTCTAGGGTGTATAGTGCATCTAGTTTTTTAAATCGTTATGAGAAGAAATCATGGTTGGAACGTACATTTAATTTTTTGGTTAGGGATAGAAATGAATCGTTTATAGGGATAAAGGAGATATGGCCATCTGAGAAAGACGATTGTGCGACTACAAATAATTACTTCCCAATTAATGACGCAGTTAGGAATCATAGGTTTAATTTTTTCATATTAACAATAATAAGTTTTATTGAGTATATTGGACTAAGAATCCAACTTTTCTTTAAGGAAATAACCACGCAGATTCTTTTTGCAATCGCCGATATATTATCAAATACGGGGGTGTCAAACAAGGCGGCGGCTAAGATGTTTAGAAGAGCCAAGGAGTTCCAATTTCGTAATATTTTTAAGTTACAATTAATAACCTACCCTGATTGTTATGATTGTGAGGAGGATAACGAGGAAAATGAGACCGAAACTAATGTGGTTGCGATGTCTCAATTAGAGATAGACGATTTCGCCAATAATAACTCACCAATTTTTGTGGATAAAATTTTCTTAGAGAAATATATGGTTGCGAGTGATAATTGTGCTGAGTATGTAATTACTAATAATACTGGGTCTCAGATTTCGGTATCATATAATGATTGTGGTGGGGTGTTAACCGTACTTACCATTAATAGTGGTAGTACGAACGGCTCGGTCAAAGGTGAGGAAAATCAGACCAGTACGTTCCAGTCGGCATCATTAACGGTTGATAGTAGTACGGTTTTAAATGACGCGTCGTCCTTTAACCCTGACGATGATTTATACATACCAAGTAATGTAATTGCGGTCCCAACGGGAACTAACACACCAAATAATGGGTCTAATTTATTTATGACGTATATTATTGGGATTGATGTTTTAGGTTCAGGGATACAATATTTTGGTGGGGGTATAGGTCAACAATATGATATAATATATGATGAGGATACTACGACGTGGAAATTAAGTGGGGTTTATGGGTTAATAAATCAGGGGATAAGTTCGGCGTTTAACACTCCGTTGGATTCAACACAAAATGGTACGTGTCACATAAATCAAGGTGAGATAAAGATAAAGGAAATTTATAAAGTGGCCGACATTCTAATTGAGGATGTAATTTTTACTGAGGTTGAAAGTGGTTGTTCGAAGTATGATTTTATTATTGAGGATGAAGCTGGCCGAAACGGAGACATGAAATTACGACCATTTGAGGGTCCACTACAAGAAAAAAACGGGAATCCATTATTGACATATGCCAGTGCTAGGGATTATTTATTATCTAACCAGCCGATGTCTGGTCTTCCGTGGAATGTAGGTTACCAAACGTGGGCTCAATACAAATTAACTACTTCAGATGAATATACGAACAAGATAACCGGTGAAGGTGAGGGGGAGTGTGATGATAGACCGGAGTATAATGTTCTTGCGGTGGTTTCGGAACACAATAAAAGATTCACGTCGTCGATAAACAGTAATGATTTTAAAAATAATACACCACACTGTATAATTAATGGTAGATATTATGGTGAGGTAAAGAAGAAGGGTCCTTACTATACAGATAATAGTTTAACAAAAGATGGTACGTTATCTGGGTTTTCAGAGTTTAGAGATGGGGTTTTTACTATCGTCCCATTGGCAGGTAGAAATGGTGAGTTATTAAACACATATAGAAGACGAAAACTTTTTGGGAAGTTAATGTGTGGTGGTGTAATATCATACACGTTTTCAAACTCGTGGATAAACGGAGCTTTATATTTTTTCCAGTTCGTTAAAAAGGGGGGTAATAAATGGTGTAAAGATTGTCTATATAAGAAAGTTGACGAGACAGGGACACATTACTACTATAGGTCCACGCCATATTCTGAGGACTTTAAAGAAGGTGAAACACAATACAACTACACTAATGATGGAAGTGAGATAGGGGTTAATAGTGAATTAACTGACGAATACGATAATAAGAGAAGTGGGTTTCATGGGGTGAGGAAAATCTTCAATACTAATGGTATGTCTGGACTTCAGGGGTCTCAGGTGGAAATCAATTTCCCGACTACGGTCGTGGATTTAGGTCCTAGAAATACGTGGTTAAATGAAATCACTACGGACGCTGAGTTAGACCCAAACTGTTCGATTTCTAGAAGTATCGGTTCAACCTCATATAAGGGGGTTGACGATTTAATGGAGTATATTATACAATCTAAAGAAATTAAGGAGAGGGGTAGGTTAGATGTACAGGATTTATTTGATTCTCGAAAGGGTAGTATTGATGGGGATATCGCGCAATTACTTAATTTTAATACTCAAACGGGTATTTACCCATTTGAAAATGAGGAATTAGATTCTCCTTATATGTCACTTTATTCAAGTACTTTCGACAGTAAAGGACCTATAGGATTGAAGTTTTTCTACTCTGAAGATGACCCAGATACTGTAGAGTTAGAGCAGTCAGGTGTTTTGGTTAGGTCGTGTTTAAACGAACCGGGTAGGTTAGGTGATACATCTCAAAGAGTACCATATTTTATGTGGAATACAAAGGGTCATGGTTTTGGGGAGTTTCCTACTTGGGGAACTGATAATGGGAGTGATTATGGTGAGAAGCAAGATTATATGAGGAGTATGGTCTTCAATCAAAGAATACAACAATTCAAGGCGAATCTGAATGAAGATTTAAATTATGATACGTCGGATAATGAGTATTTTAAGCCGTACCTATTACCGCCAATTGTTGACTGTATCGAGATTGATGCGGTAAAATTAAAGGCAAATGATAATTACAAAGAATATACGGTGGATGGGGAACCAACCCACATAATGGAGATTGGGGTACCATTTCACTACCATTTAGGGTTGAGAAAAGGTAAGACCTCTTACGATAAATTTGTTGAAAATTACGGACCAAAATAATATGTGGATAAAAGACATCTTTAGTAGAAGAACCCCGAGTCATTTGATTATGTATTTTTTATATAAGAATGAGGAAAAAAAATTATACAAATTTTTATCCAAAATCACTCATAGTATTATTGGTTCTACGAGCGACATTGACGGGATAGTTAATAAGGTTAGACTTTTCATTAGGGATAATGAGGGATTAAAACTTAAACAAATAAATCTAACTAGTTATGGTACCGGGTATAATTTAATTGAGGGGTTAACTAAGGAGGAAACTATTAGGGTGTTAGATGAGTTAATGCCGATAATGACAAAAGATACGAATATTATGTTTACCACCTGTTATAGTGGTACGACACTCAGTAAGATTACGGAATTATCTGAACATTATAGTGGGATGGCTATTTATGGTATGAAAAGTAATTATGGGTTAACTGCTAAAATGAATAGATGTTCATGTAAAAAGGGGGGGTATAGTCAAGCGACGATTAAGGATATACCAGAAAGTAAGTATGGGTTATCACACGATGAGGTGATGGTGGTAAATACGATTAGGAGAGATGAGAACGAATTAATAAATTGGGAAAGGTGTGGGATGTCATACGTCTATAATGAAAAAATGATGAGTGAGGGGATTTGTGAAGAAACCCCACAACCATATACACTAATGAGGTCAATAATTAATTACATATTCAATATACGATAATGTCAGATAAAAAAATAATATTACCCCAACTGAGGTTTAAGGGGTCAGAAGAAACCGATTTAAACCTTAAGATTGAGTTAGGTCAGGATTCTAGACATATTGTCGAAGGGGATAGGACGGTCCTATTAGACCAATCGGAACAATACGACCGAGAGAGACAGAAATCCGAGAAGTATCGTTTAACAGGGGTTATTAGACCCATTTTTAAGAATTTAACAGACATAACCACTAATAACATTGACATATTATCTGAGATGTTTTTTAATAGTGGTAAGATTGATGGGATTATAAATGATACCAACGCAAATACCCCGGCAGACTTGAATTTGAGTCAAATGGTTGGAAAACTTTCATATGACGAATTTGACTTCATCCGAAAAGATTATGTAGGGAGTAATGACCCTAATAGTTTTGGGTTATATAATAATGGGAGTGGATTTGGACCTGTCAACGCAGATAAGATAAATTGGAATGCGTACCTAACGTATCCTTTTAGTAAGTCAACTACAAATCTAACCGTTAATTCGGTTGAAATGGACGGGTTTCTAAATTTCAACTTAGGGAGTGGGTTACCAATTAAACTTATGACGTCAATAAGTGTTTCGAACCCATATTATGAGTTCTACTCACCATTTAATCATGGATTAACTAGTGAAAGTTTCGTCAGTATTGGTGGGAATGTTTATTCCGTAGATTTTACCGGAAATGAAAAGTATCGGTCAGACAATAATTATTTTTCTATCAGTGGTGGTCAAATAGTTAGTGGTGTTACGTTTACAGAGGGGGATGTTACAACATTTAAAAGGGTTGTTGAAAAAAACAATGAGATAGAATCAACTTCAGAGTATTATATATTACAACATAAGGTGTTAAGAACTCCGAAAAATTTTACATTATCTAAAAATGCGTTTGAATCTTCAATTTTTGAGGATGAGAGGAAGTTACCTAAGTATTTTGTTAGTAATGACATTAATCATGATAACTACGGTGTCCCTTCGTTTAATAATGACGGTAAGGTGGTGACGCAAGAGTTAGGGGATACGTATTTAGCGATATTAGATGATGAGATTGATGTTGATGGATTAGAGGACCATTTAAATCGACCAATTAGTAAGTTATATTTCACGACACTATTTAAGAATAGTATGGGTATGTTCGGTAAACAACGTTTTGGGTTTAAAGAACAAATAGGTCTCGGGTCGGAAGAGTATATTATGGATATTGATGGTGGTCTGTATGTCGTTGGAGATGATGGGGTAGTGACTAAAGATTTTGAGGTCGGAGATGTGATTGATGGTGGAATATATGAGTATAACCCATACGATTTGGTTGACCGAGAGGTATCGATTCGTAAAAATAGGTTGGAATATAATTCAGATTTGTTTATGATAGACGAGGGTCCTAATTATTCTTATGATGTACATCACGAATATAAGTTAAGAGAATTTTCTGACTATATTGAGGAGAGTGATACGAGTAATATCTATAACTTACCGAAATATGCGAACTACATAGAGAAGGAGAAAATATGGATATGGAGAGATTTATGGGGTAAAGGATACGTTAACCCTCAGGGGTTAGGTGTTGACAATCCATTCATTAATGGGTGTCATTATTTGAACAAACAGATTAATTTATATATTAAGCCGGATACTATTGACGGTATCACAAATAACAGGGTAACTGACAATAGGGTTGACCCATTTTTAATTGATTATTGTGGGTAAAATTAAAATAAGAAAAGGAGAGACGTTAAACATACCAATTGAGTTAAGTCAACAATTTGACATTACAGGTCAGGAAGATTTAATCGAAAAGTATGAGGATGATGTAATGCAAGAAATCATAAACCCGATTAAGGATTATGAGGTTGCTAAGTTCATACACGAACCAAATGAGTATGGAATGAATAACCTTTATATGGTTATGACATTTAAGAATGGTGAGAATTCGTGGATTGATGAATACGAACCTCAGGGGTTTACCGAAATGGAATTATTCTCATTCACTAAAAATGTGAAGAATAGTTTCTTTAAGTTGGACTTCTATGACACGCCAAATAGAGAACAACAAAAACAACAATTTACTAAAATAATACCAATGTATTTATCAAACCTTGCGGTGTATGATAAAGATATGGACGGAATTGCGGATTACGAGGATGGTGATGTTGATGGGGTAAATATGGAGGGTACTGTTAGTGGGGACACTCAGGCCGACATTATTAATTTATCGAATAGACTTAGTAGTATTATCACGCAAAGCACTGTAGGTTCATATATAGTACCAAACTTTTTCTCGAACATTTTCAAAAATAATGAGATTTCGGATATGTTTATTTTTAAGGATACTGACACTAAAAACGTAAACGAATTTTATTTTACGTGTCGTTTTTATAATGCGAAGGATGGTAATGTGGTTAGAATGTTAAACGACCCTAAAGAAGACGGTGGGGTGAACCCTAGAGAGGACTTTTACTATAAAATGGTTATAAACCGGGAAGATAGGACATATATTATTTTAACTCACAATGATGATTCGAATGTTTATACTGATAGAGTCGGACATAGTAGTGAGAATGGGCCGATACCGTTAATATTTTTTGAACAATAATGAAGAGAGTAATTAAAAAATTAGAAACAGGTGACCATACGTTCCCAATCGTCTTAGAACAGACGGTGGATAATGTGGGATTATATACACCGACAGACGGAGGGATAGGACAATTAGATACTATTTGTAATTTTGTCTTACTAACCAACGCGTTAAATACTACGGTAATACTTAAGGATGGTATGAATACCGATAAATATTCTTTCTTAAAAGGACTTACATATGTAATCTATTGGGGTGATGGGAATAGTGAGACGTTTAGTGTTGATGGGATATCCCACACACATACTTATGATGTTTCGGACACTACATTACCGATTGAGGTAACCATGTTATTTACTACTCCGTGGGGTAACCATAGAGAGGTAAAGACAATTAACATTCCGTCAACGGATACGGTAATATTTAATCCGGCGATTAGAACCCCCGAGTTTTTAGGTTATGATACTAACGTTGTCACATACATTAACACTTCAGGTGTTATTATTTGTAATGGGGTTCAGAGTAGATTAACTGAGATGAAAAAATATGGGACTTTTACATATACGACGAACATAACTGATTCTGAGGGTATGCTAGGAATCAAAGGAATATCTGAGATAACCGGGTCAATTATTACATACTTTATTGATAGAATTAAATATATGGATGATAGCGATACTGGTAATACGACCATTAGTTTATACCCTGAGTTATTCACTAATGGTGATATATTTAATGGGGTTGAATATATTAATGAGATGTTAAATATTGAGATGGAACCTGTAGTACATCAAGAAGTTTTTCATGGGATAACTGGTGACATTGAAATACAATCGGATATCTTTATAGAGAGAGGTAAACAAGCTCCCTTCGAGTTTTACTATAAAATGGGGGAAATTTCCAATATGAAAGAGTTGGAACAAAACGGAAACAAG